GGCATCGCAGCTTTTCGTTTCAGGAGTTCAGCCAAAGATACGCAGAGGTCCCAGGCATCCCTGTATTCTGCGAGGCGAGGATGCAGCACCCTACGAATCGCCAAGCCTCTGTGCCGTGCGATAACGCAGTGCTGGAAGATGCCTGGCTGAACGTACAAACTCGCGTATGGGATGAGTGCTACTTCGCGTATCAATGGGCCTTAGGCCAAGGCATCGCTAAGGAAGTGGCGCGTAAGCTGCTGCCCGAGGGCTTGACCCCTACGAGGCTGTACATGCAAGGCACGATTCGTTCTTGGCTGCACTACGTGCAAGTGCGCCTTGAGGGTAGCCAAAGCGAGCACAAGCAAATTGCTCTGCTGGTGCAGAAAGTGCTGCGAGAGCAAGTGCCGAATATCGCTGAGGCGTTCTTTGATGAGGACCAAGGAGAGAACGAGCAATGACTGATTACTTGTGGCGCTGCACTGTCTGCGGGAGGGTTGGCACTGTGGGGCGATGCTGCGGTGAAGAAACACGCGAGCGCGTCACCATGGAGCAGCTGCTGGTGGCGGAGAACGAGCGCGAGCTGAAGGAATGGATTGAGCGCGGCCGTACGGAAGACGAAAAGGCGGCGGCGCTGAAGTGGCTGGAAGATATGCGCGGTGACAGTGAGAACCGCGCGTATGACCAAGGAGAATGACATGAAATTTACACTGGCTGTGCCCTATGATTGGCGAGACGTTCGCCTGAGCTTTCCAGTGGCTGCCTATGCCTCGCATGATGGCGTGCGCTTGCACGTCAAGGTAAATCCCGAGTGCATCGACTACATCGATGAGCTCACGATGGCCGATGCTGTCGTGTATTGCACAGAGCATGGCACTCGCGTAAGGAACTTGCAGCAGTTCAATAGCATGTTCCTCGACATCTACGAGGAGTTCAAGATACGCGAGTTCGATTGCGAGCTGGTGCTGCGAAACTATTGGACGACATGCAAGGCGCTGCTGGATAAGAATGACAGCTTGTATGAGCTGCTGGAAAACGAGGCTGAATGGTATCTAGTCGATCTTCCGAAGCTACGTGCTGGCTTCGAGATTCGCCAGCAGACCGTAGAGCGTATCGTGCGGCAAGTCTATGAGTGGGAATACGAGTGCATGTATTCGTTGTCAGAGTACGAGAAGATTCGAGACGTACTCGGATTGCACGGGTACATTGCTAGCACGCTGCGTCGCTATCCCAAGGTGCTGTTCCGCGAGTGCGACAGCAAGTACGCTCGCGGCTATACCAAGCACTGGGCGCAGGCTACGCAGATGCAGACAGAGCGTGCAAAAATCACCCACGTCTCTGACGAGATAGCAGAGGATGGCTCGACTTACTGCTCGGTGCAGCTAGCTTCAGGAAAGCCACTGTTGCAAGATGTGCTGGTGCCTGCGTCTTTACTTCAGGAGTTCCTGGAAGGCTATGACCTGCTCCAAGACAACCCTTGGATTGAGTTCAGCTACCTTGAGAAGAACAGCCGAGGCAAGTATCGCAGTCCCATGTTCTTTCGCTTTGTGCTTTGGTGAGGATAGGGCCATGAAAGGAAACGTAGAACCCACCAAGGTGGTGGATAGCGTGCATGAAGCGAAGCTCTACAACGAGGCAGAGGACATTGCTGAGTTCATGGTAGAGGCTATCCTAGGCTCAGCGAGCTATTGCATCGAGATGTTCCCGCTGTACCTGCCGAGAGTGCCGCTGCTGCATGACGATTACAGCACGCGGCTCTCTTTCCTGGCGAGGGTAGATCACCTGCCAGATACGCCGTCCGAGAGCTATTCTCGGTACGACATTGAGCTGGTAGGGAATACGTTCTACGGCGTGGTGCATAGCGACTTCAAGCAGTACAAAGCGCCGGTGAAGCTAGGCGATAAGTACTACGACGTCGCGGTGCATTTCGTGCGGAATGCTCGTTCGGAAGATGCAGCCTGCTGCATTGCCCGAGTTCTGCAAATTCTGCATGAGCGGGGAGAGCTGCCGAGTAAATCGACGATCGACGAGATTTGCAACGGGGTGTTTGAGGAGTTGCCGTAAGGCAAAAAGAAAGGCCCCAGGTAGGGGCCTAAGGTCGCGGCTAGGCAGACCAAGGAGGAAACGAATTGATCTTATTCTAGCACGGAATTTGGAAAATGCAATAGGCTGAGAAAGGCTAGAACAAGGAGCTGAAATGGACAGGATTGTCGTGTTCGACCTAGAGGTCGAGAATCACCCGTATTACGGTGCGCTTGCTTCGCCTGTGCATCCTGATAACTTCGTGGTGGCCTCAGCGTGGGCTACGCTGGATGGAGAGGTGCAGAGCATCTATCGCCCGAACAAGCAGGATGCCAAGGACTGGGCTAAGTTTCTGGACCTAGCCACCCCTGGCGGTATTCTGGTGGCGCACAATGCGCCCTTTGACGTGCAGTGGCTGCTAGTGCATCAGCGAGATCGCTTCATGCGCTTTCTGGAAAGCGGTGGCCGAGTGTTTTGCACGGCCTATGCTGAGTACCTGCTATCGAATCAGCATGATACCTATCCAAGCCTGGACAGCACAGCGCCAAAGTACGGCGGCTCTCACAAGGTCGATGGGGTAAAGATCATGTGGGAACAGGGCAAGCTCACCTCAGAGATTGACCCTGCCCTGCTGCTCGAATACCTTGCTGGCCCTGATGGAGACGTCGAGAATACTCGCAAGGTATTCCTAGGCCAGATGCAAGAGCTGCAAGAGCGCGGCATGCTGGACATGGCGCTAGAGCGTATGGAGGGCATGCTGTTCGTCTGCCTGAGCATGCACAGCGGATTGTGCATAGACCCTGAGGTGGCGGAAAAGCAGCGCCGTGAGATCGAACAGGAACTGCAAGCGCTCACTGAGAAATTCAAGGCACTGCGTAATCTGCCAAGCGAGATCGAGTTCAAGGATACTTCGGACTACTGCATGTCCGCTTGGCTGTATGGCGGCCCCATCAAGTACCGCGTGCAAGACGTCTGGCTTGAGGAAGATGGCACTCCGAAGTACGAGAAGCGCGAGGCGTATCTGCTGGCCGATGGCGGTGCTGTGTTCCTCGAAGAAGTGCAGGGTATGAGCATCGAGGAAATCGAGGCTAAGCACGGTCCCCTGGTGCGCTATCGGGCTGGTAAGAACAAAGGCTTGCCAAAGGTCGAAAAGGTTGCGAGCAGCACGCCAAAGCTGCGCTGGTACGAGCGCCAGCTAGTGCTACCTGGATGCGTCCCGCTGAGCAAGCTGCCCAAGGAAGTGCGAGAGGAGTTCGTGCAGCGCTTCTCGGGTAAGCGTTTGCTGGCAGATGGTAGTCCAGTGCTAAGCACAGGCGCAGATGCCTTGCAGTTCTTGCTGGCCCGTCCAGAGTTTTCTGACGAGACCAAGGAGCTGCTGCAAGACCTGCTGCGCTACGCCAAGCTGGACAAAGACCTAGGCACCTACTACCTCAAGGAAGAACTGGACGAGGATGGTAACGTAGTGAAGCGCAGTGGGATGCTCCAGTATTGCACGGAGCATAACATTGTGTATCATCAATTGAACTGCACTAGCACGGTAACTGGCAGGCTAAGCAGCAAGCAGCCGAATCTCCAGAACATTCCGCGAGGGGATACGAGCGACGTCAAGCGCATGTTCGTATCGCGTTTCAACAACCCAGTGTGGCTGCGCTACGCCATGCAGCACGGCATCATCCCGCAAGACCTTGCGCAGCAATGCTTGGATGCGCTAGAGCGAGGCGAGCCTCAGGGACGTTTGCTTGAAGCGGACTACAGCAACCTCGAAGTAGTTACGCTGGCGGCTCTAAGCAAGGACGAGGCCCTTTGCAAAGCACTGGTACAGGGTATAGACATGCACTGCCTGAGGCTTTCCAAGAAGCTCGGAGAGCCTTACGAGGAAGTGCTGAAGAAGTGCAAGGACGAGACGCACCCTGAGCATAAGCGCTACAAGAAGATGCGCACAGACATAAAGCCCATGTCTTTCGCGTATCAGTACGGTGCCTCTGCGCAGGGTATCGCGTTCAGCACTGGCTGCTCGGTCGAGGAAGCCCAGGCTTTCATCGACGCAGAGAAAGCCCTGTTCCCTGGTGTCGAGGAATGGTACGAGCGCGAGATATTCGCCAAGGTAGAGGCCAGCAAAAAGCTGTACCGCGAGATGGACGAAGAGGGGCGCTGGCGAGTGTATGCTCGCGGTGTCTGGCAAAGCCCTGGCGGTACATGCTACGAGTTCCGCGAGTACCCAAAGACCGAGTGGGTAGATGGGCAGAAGATAAGCGTTATGCAGTTCAAGCCGACGCAGCTACGCAACTACCCAATCCAAGGCGAAAGCGGATTCTTCGTGCAGGCTGTATCTGGCGCTATCGTGCGCTGGCTGGTGCAAAAGCGTTTCTTTGGTGGCCGCGTGTTCTGCATCAACCAAGTGCATGACGCGGTGTATTTCGACGTGCATACGAGCGTACTCAAGGAGGTGGCTAACGCAGTGCAATACATTATGGAATCGTTGCCCCAAATGATGCGCAGGCTAGGCTACGATCTTGCTGTGCCTTTCCCTGCTGCTGTCGAGGTAGGGCTGAACCTATTGGAAAAGGAGCATTTCCATGCCTGAGTGTCTGCGGTGGTATTTGTTAGGTGTAAATACTGGGTTTCTTATGCTGATGGCCCCTGTAGCCATGGCCGTGCTTATCATGGGGTACTTGCAGCGTAAGGATAAGCGTAATTGATAGACCAAGGAGACGACAATGATTCAGAGCACGATTGGGAATATCGTAGAATCCTTGGGGCTGCATTGGGTAAGCCTTGCGGTTGTAGTGTTCATCTTCGTTGCCGCGGCTGCTGATACTGCCCGTAACTTCTTCAAAAAGCTTTTCCGCAAGTAACAGACCAAGGAGAAAGACATGTCTTTGCAAGACCTTTTGAAATTCGCAGATGCCGCTGTCGAGGAAACCGGTATCGACATGACCCAAACCACGGCAGGCGGAGAGCGCACGCTGCTGCCTGAGGGCTATGCGTTTGCTCGCCTGGTGGAGTACATTGAGCTTGGCATGCAGCCCCAGGAGTTCGCTGGAAAGGCCAAAGAGCCAGCGCTTGAGTTCGTGCTTGGCTTTGCTCTGTGGGGTGATGGGTATCAGCACGATGATGGCAGCCCGTACCTGTTGCGCACTTTCCGCACGCCGCTGTCTCGCAATGAAAAGAGCCGTGCTGTGCGGATTTTCAAGCAACTGAACTGGAAAGGCACGGCGCGTGCTTTCCCGCAGCTACTCGGCCAGCCGATTCTGCTCAAGGTGGTGCATAAGAAAACCGGCACGGGTGAGCTGGTGCATCGCATTGACCTGGACGGATTCCTGCCGCCCCTTGACCCAGTGTCTCGCCGTCCCTATGACATTCCTGCTGCCCCTGACAGCATGTACAAGCTATTCCTCTGGAACAAGCCTACGCTTGAGGGCTGGAATAGCATCCGCATCGAGGGCGAGTACCAAGGCAAGAGCAAGAACTACTTGCAGGAAGCTTGCCTTGGGGCCTTGGACTTCCAAGGAAGCCCGTTGCAGCAGCTCTTGATGCAGCATGGTGCTGCGCAGCATGGTGCTGCGGTAGCAGCCCCTGCCGCTGCCCCTGCTGCGGAGCAAGGGAATGCCAAGGAAGCTGCGGCAGGTAAGCCAAAGCTGCCGAAGATTCCCAAGGCACCCTCGATTCCTACTGTACCTGAGGCTTGACAAGGATGGGGCCGTTAGGCCCCTTACGGAGACGGCAATGCTGATAATGGGGATTGATACCGATTCCCTGCCAGATCAATTCAACGAGTGCGTCCCAGGGCGCACTCTGATTCTGGATGGGGATGGAATTGCCTATGCCGTAGCAGCTACGTGCAAGCGCTTGGATACCGCTATCAGGCACTTCCAGCAAGAGGTGCTAAAGCGCATGTTCTTGGCGAAAGCAGAGTACGCCAGAGTGCATCTAACCGCTCGCAATTCGTGGAAGAACGGCAGGTTTCTGGTGCGTGCTGCAAAGCCTTACCAAGCGAATCGTAGGGGCAAGTCCAAGCCACCTATGCTAGAGCCTCTGCGAGAGGCTGTAGCTGACGAGGCGAATTGGCTGCCAGAGTACAGCGTAGTGCTGAATCGCTTGCTTGAGGCAGACGATGCCATGATGCAAGAGGCTTACGCCTTGCAAGAGCGTGGCGTTATTTGCAGCGAGGACAAGGACCTGTGCATGACCCCTTGGCCTTATCTGGACCTACGCAGGGGCATCGTGCTACCGCCTGAGCCTATTGGCTACCTGAAGTACCGCGTAACCGATGCAGGGGCTGTAAAGCTCTCTGGCAGAGGGCCGCTGTACTTTTGGGCGCAGATGCTGGCAGGAGACCCTGCTGACAATATCCAAGGGCTGCTGCGTCTGGGTGGAAAGCGTTGCGGTACGGTGGCTGCCTTGGAGTATCTGCACGGCTGTGAAAGCGAGGGGCTGGATGCTGCTGCCAATCGTGTGATAGGAGCTTACCGAGACATTCGCCAGAATGTCGTAGCTGAGGCATGGCTGCTGTGGCTTTTGCGGCACCCTGAAGATAACGCTCTGGCTTACTTGCTTGAGCATGACCTTGAGCCGCTCAATCGGGAATTTGTAGAGGAATGCGCAGATTCTGATTGGTTCGAGGAAGTCCAAGAGGAAGAAGAATATGCCTGAGGCTGAGAGAAAGCTAGCGCGTAGCATGCTGCGAAGTTACACGCTGCGTGTCTTGAAAGAGCAAGGCGGCTACTGCCCGCTCTGTTTGGGACGCATAGACCCACGCGAGAAGAACGCGATGGTGCTCGATCATGATCACCAAAGTGGCAGGATTCGCGGAGTGCTATGCAGGGGATGCAATGGCGCAGAGGGTAAGGTGGCCAATGCCGTATCTCGATGGGGAAAGACTGGAGAGGATTATCAGCAGATTATCGCTTGGCTTGAGCGCCTGCTCGAATACCTCAAGCGCCCCAGTAAGCCTCTGCTCTACCCCATGCACAAGAGCAAAGAGGAGCGCAGAGCTGAGCGCCTAGCAAAGCAGCGGTTAGCTCAGGCTAAGCGTAGGGCTAAGCAGCGGCTGCAAGAGGCTGCTGGTAATAGGAAGCAAGCGGGAGAAGAGAAATGAGCATGAAAGACGACATAAAAGAACTCGAAGCAAGGATCATCGAGCGGGTACTGTTTTGGGACGGTGCGATCAATCTGATGATCCGTCTGCGTGATGATTGTCTGCGTAATGCGGACAAAACAGCATCATGGAGAATCAGCCCAGTAGAGCATACGCTCAAAACTGGCCTACAACAGGCAATCGACGCTGCATACGTGTTGCAGCAACAGGAATTAGCCGAATGCTTGATGCTCGCTGGCATCGGCGGGGAACGCGCCATAGAATATGCACGTGAGCGCGCCAAGAAGGTGCTCGGCGACAAGCTCGACTACGCCGTAAAAATGGGATATGCGCCGACTTTTTGGCATGATAAAGACGATGGAGAAACTAGGAAGATGCCAAAGAGTACCTATAAACCCTAGAATGCCTCTAGGAGCCTCTAGAACGGCTTTAGAGCCGTTTTCTACCTTTCCGTGTAGGGTAGGTACCCCTAGAGGCTTTTAGCGGCTTATAGCTCGATCTGAGAGGTCGTTACCAAGGAGAAAGAGATGCAATCGCACGCTGATGCGCAAGAACCCAAGAAGACCCTGCTTGATCTTATCGAAGAGACAGAGAAACCCAAGGGCCGCAAGGACGATGCTGGCAAGATCGACATGACCTTGCTTGAGGATATGCCCCTTGCTCTGTATGCGGTGGCTGAGGTGATGCAGTGGGCCTGCACTCAGAAGCAGAATCCTTATGAGCGAGGCTCTTGGCAGTACGTGCAGCTAGATCGTTATCGAGCAGCGATGCTGCGGCATATCTTCGATGCAGCGCGAGAGGCCAAGGAATGCAATGGCAAGCCTGCCTATATGCGAGACAAGGAGAGCAACCTGCTGCATGCCGCGCATGCTGCCTGTAGCGCAATGATGCACCTTGAGCTGGTGCTGCGCGAGCTGAATGAATCCGTGCAAGGCTACATTGACTTGTCTGAGTAGGAGAGCATCATGCAACTGTCTTTTGACTTCGGTAAGAGCGAGCAAGAGCAGCACATGCAAGTACGCTGCGAGGAATGTAAAGCCCTTGTAGCGCGAGGGAAGTACAACAAGGCGAGGGCCTTGCTCGAAGAAATCCGGCAAGAAGATGCTATGCGTGCCGAGGTGGTGCAGGTGCAAATCCTGCACGATCACGGTATTCGTCTTTGACTAGGAGCTAGAGGTATGCGAAAGCCCCGAGATGCTCAGGTGCCTGAGCCTTGCCTGGCGGTAGGGATTGATGCGGACAAGCTCAAAGAGCTGCGTGCTCAGCAAATCACCTACGAGCTTGAGATGGACAGGCAGGCTGCGAATAAAGCTCTGGCAGAGCTACGCAAGAAAGCCGTTGATGGGGACATAAGCACCCCTAAAGCTCAGCGGCTCATTCGCAGCGTTTTCGATACGGTAGAGGGCTTCATCAAGGAAGCACAAGAGCGAAAGGGTACTGGGCTGAATGCCAGTACCCTGAACTGGCTTAGGCTTGTTCCCTCTGACGTAGCTGCCGGTATCGCTATTCGCAGCACCATAGCTTTGTGCAGCACCCCAGGGAAGTACTGCACTGCGCAGCGGCTTTGTAGCACGATTGGCAAGATGTACGAGATCGAGGCCCGTGTGCGCATGGCAGAAAAGGTGCATCCGGTGATCATGCGGCAGACGCATGAAAGCTTGCGCAAAGCCAACACCAAGAGCGTAGGGCACCTGATAGGGGCTTATCGCTCCATCACCAAGCGCTTGTTGAAAGACGTATTGGAAGATACGCTGAGCCTTTCGGAAGTGGTACGCCTTGGACAATTCGGGGCAGAGGCTTGCTACCAAGCAGGGATGCTCAAGATTGACCGATTCCGCGATCACAGGAACAAGCACATCGTGCGCTATGAGCTTGATGATGAGCTTATGAAATATCTCATAGAGTACGACGAGGATGAGGTGCAGCGCTGCATCAATCGGCAAGAGACGCGCATGCTATGCCCGCCAGAGCCTCTCAGCTCTGCGGTGGATAGCGGATACCTCACGCCAAGGCGCAAGCTGGTAACGCCGCTGATACAGCGTACAGGCGGCTCTGGCCAGCGTAAAAGCACCTACGAGAAGATCAAGCTGAACTGCACCCCAGTGCGTGCTCCGAAGTTCTACACGGCCCTGAACTATCTTCAGAGCATTCCGTACAAGCTGCACGAACCTACGGCCAAGGCGATGCTGGAGACCTGGAAACGCGGTGGTGCCTGCATGGGATTGCCTAGCGTAAGCGCTCCTAATCCTCCAGCTTTCCCTTTCCCTGAGGGATGGGATAAGCACAATGCTACGCCAGAGGAAAAAGAGCTGCTATCGCAGTGGCGTAAAGCTGCGCATCAGGTCTATACCTTGCGCACCAAGTGGCGCTCTCGATGCTTGGAGCTAGGGGCTATCCTGCGTATCTGTAGGCAATCCCTGAGCACGCCGCAGTTCTTCTGGTTTCCCGTGCATGCAGACTTCAGGGGCAGGCTGTACTACTACGGTATCCCGAATCCGCAAGGCTCGGATTACAGCCGCCCCTTGCTGCATTTCGCAGAGGAACGAGAGCTTGGTAAAGAGGGGCTGTTCTGGCTCAAGGTGCATATCGCAAATTCCTACGGTTTCGATAAGGTGTCGTTCCAAGAACGAGCTGAATGGACCGAGAAGAACTGGGGCCTTATCGAGCGAGCGCTTGATGCCCCTTGGGATAACCCTGAGGTATTCGGAGATGCCCCTTGGAGCACCTATAGTGCTGCATGGGAATTGAGAGAGGCCCTACGGCGTCCTTATCCAGAGCGCTACAAGACAGGCATCATCATCCAGATGGATGCTAGCAGCAGCGCATTCCAGCACTTCGCTGCCTTGCTGAGAGACCCAGTGGCTGCGGAGATGGTGAATATCATCCCCGAGGATAAGCACTGCAAAGCGGACATCTACAGCCGAGTAGCTGCTGTAGCCTTGCAGGAGATCAAGCAGGACTTGGAAAATCCAGAGTTTTGCTCGAATGAAATCTACAAGGCTATTGCGCAGTGGTGCCTGGACGTAGGGATACCCAGGAAAGTAGCTAAGCGCCCTGTGATGGTGCAACCGTACAGCGCCAGCCTATTTCGCTGTGCGGACTACATTATGGGCGACTTCGACAAGCTGCTGCCTGGTATGGGAAAGGCTTGGCTGCACCCTGATTTGAAGTTCAAGACAAGCCTGTACCTGGCTAAGAAGCTGCACTCGGCCATCAAGCACGTCTTGCCTAGTGCTGTGCTCGGCATGCACTGGCTGCAAGGCGTAGTGGATGCCGTGATCAAGCGCAAGCAGAAAGAGCCGGTGCATTGGGTATCACCTAGCGGCTTTCCGGTCTATCAGGATTGCCTAAAACCCATGCTGCGTAGGGTAAATATCCGCACTTGCGGAGTAAAGAGCATGAATATCCGCAGCTACACGGAAGAAGTGGATAGGGGCAAGTCCCTCAATTCCATTGCGCCTAACTTCGTGCATAGCATGGATGCTGCGCATTTGCACCTGGTGGCTTGTAGGATGCAGCAAGAGAATCTGCGTATGCAGGGGATACATGATTCCTTTGGTACGCACGCTAGCGACGTAGGACGCATGCACAGAATCATCCGCGAGGAGTTCGTGCGAATGTACTCTGAGCATGACCCGTTCCTCGAACTGCTCAAGAGCAATCGGCTTGAGCAGGAAATAGAGCTGCCAGATCGCGGAGAGCTGGACATATCCGTGGTGCTGGATAGCCCGTTCTTCTTTGCCTAGGAGTAGCTATGCAAGATTCCGATAAGGTGTATTTCTCATTGGCACAGCTAGCCTTGCTTGAGGAAGTATTCCCACAGATAGCCTTTGGGCCTAATGCCACGGAGCAGCAGCTCAGGCATTACCACGGGCAACAGAGCGTGCTGGACTTCATCCGCAGGAGAACAAAAGGTGCAGACAAGAGAATCAGAAATCAGGCTGGAGACATTCCTACGCCGCCCAGGGCAGCTACTGATTGATGATACGCTGTTTTGGGATGCTTGGAAAGAGCTGGATGAGGCCCAGTGCGTGCCAGTAGAGAATTGGGTAGCTGTGCAAGTACAGAGCTTGCAGCAGACCGAGAGGCATGAGCTGTACTGCTTTGACAAGTACTACAGGGCCGTTGCTGGTGCCTATATCCTGCTGGACGAGTGGGATTGGAATGTAGGGCCGTGCGTTGCTGTGCTGTTCCGCTATACCCTGCCGCAGTACAGGGCAAGCAACGTAGGAAAGATGATGCAGAGAGAGATTCTGCGGATTGCTAGAGAGTACTGCACCACCAAGGGAATCCCTTGGCTGTGCTTTACGCATCGGAAATCCCTTGCGGATTACCGATTGAAATACTATCGACTTGTTCCTAAAGCCGCGTAAGGAGACTACTATGGGTGGCGTTGTGAAAAGCATCAAGAAAGCTGTAGGTTCGTTGCTTGGCTCTGGCGATTCCGCTAAGGCCGCCAAGCAGATCGCAGAGGCTCAAAAACAGGCTGCCGCTGCCGTTGCTCAGGCTCAAGAGCAAGCTGCGAATATCCAGCGAAACTTCGCTCAAGACTTGCAGCTTGAGAACATTGCTCAGGTTGTGCCTGGACAGGAGCAGACCGCTACGGTATCTGACGTAAAGAAACGGCGACGGCCTCAGATTGGTCTCGCCTCTCAATTGGGGCTTGACCTATGAGTAAGGCGACCAAAACGCCTCAACCTCAGCGCACTGCTCGGTCTCTGTGGCAATCCTACAGAGACGATACCTGCATCAGCAGGTGCGAGCAGTACGCGAAATGGACGCTGCCTTACCTCATGGCCGATTTGGATTCCATCGGGGTGAATGGCCGCGTAATGGTTGAGAGAGACTTCCAAGAGATCGGGGCTATGCTGGTGAATAACCTAGCCAGCAAGCTCACGAGAATCCTGTTCCCCACGCAATACCCGTTCTTCCGCGCCTCTGCCTCTGAGACATTCAAGCAGTACGCAAGGCAGCTCGGGTACGATGATGAGGCTTTGCGTAGCGCTTTTTCGAAGATGGAGATGCAAGCGAATGAGCGGCTATTCATCAATGCAGGCTACGCCAATCTCATCATGGCTATGAAGTTCCTGATTGTTACTGGGAACGTCCTGCTGTACCGAGATAGCGCTGCTGGCCGCATTCTGGCCTATGGCTTGCAGAGCTTTACCTGCCGTAGAGATGGTACTGGTGAAGTGCTGGCTTGTATCCTCAAGGAGCACAGCACGGTACAAGCTCTGCCTGAGGAAATCCGGCAGGAGCTGCAACAGAAAGCCCCAGGAGCTTATACGCAGCCTGAGAAGAAAGTCGAGAAATACACTCGAATCGAGCGAGAAGATCGCAATGGGCGAGTGGGCTATTCTGTCCAGCAGGAGATCGACACTACTCCGGTAGGAAAGCCTAGCTGGTATCCGAAGCATCTCTGTCCGTGGATGCTGCCTACCTGGAATCTAATCCCAGGCGAGCACTACGGTAGGGGAATCGTAGAGGACTACGCCGGTGGCTTTGCTAAGCTCTCAGCGCTCTCTGAGGCCGCTACGCTCTACGCGGTAGAGGCTTTGCGTGTCGTGCATCTGGTAGGCCCTGGTGCTGGCAATGACGTGGATTCCCTTGCTGCCAGCGAAAGCGGCGAGTGGGTACGAGCAGACCCTGGCGCTGTGCAAGTGCATGAGGCAGGGGATTCTCAAAAGCTCGCTATCGTGGAGCAGCAGATTGACCGCATCGTTACTCGCCTTGCTAGGGCTTTCATGTACCAAGGGGGTACGCGAGACGCTGAGCGCGTAACCGCGTATGAGCTGCAACTAGATGCGCAAGAAGCTGAGTACGCGCTTGGGGGCGTCTATAGCTCTCTGTCCGGCAGCATCCAGATTCCTCTGGCGCATATCCTGCTGACTGAGGTAAGCGACATGGCTCTTGCTGGCCTTATCTCTGGCGAGATCATGCCTGACGTTACTGCTGGTATCCCTGCTCTTGGCAGGAGCAGCGACGTGCAGAACTTGCTCATGGCTGCGCAGGAGCTGGTGAGTATCGCCCCTGTGGTGCAGCTCGATGAGCGCCTGAATCCGCAGAAGATCGTTGATCTTGTGCTGGCAGGCAGGAGCATCGACCCCGATACTCTGTTCTACACGCCAGAGCAGCTACAGCAAATCCGCGAGGCCAAGCAAGCTCAGCAAATGGCTCAGCAGAATCTGCTGCAAGCCAGTACGCTAGCTCAGCAAGGCGAGCAAATCCAGAATGTCCTAGGAGGTTGAAATGCCTGAAATCGAAAACGTCGCAATCCCGCCTGCTACCGCCCCGCAAGTGCCTGAGGCAAGCGTAGCCCCTGCGTATGGCCAGCCGATTCCTGCTGGCCCGAACCCAGTACCGCCTACGGTGCTGGACCCTCGTAAGCCTGCCCTGCTGCAAAATCCACAGGCTCAGCAGCCTGAGCAGCCTCAACAGCCCCAGGATGCGCTTGTACAGGCCCTACAAGCCTTTTTGCAGCTCCAGCAAGGGGGTACCCCTAGCCAGCCTGCTACAGAGGCTGTAAAGCCCTCTACGCAAGCCACAGAGCCTATCGAGGACGCTATCCCTGTACAGGAGATCAAGGACCCAGTGGTGCAGGATATGGTGCAGGTGCTGCAAACCTTTGGGGACATCGACGTCTCTCGGGTGATCACCAAGGCCATCCAGTACAACGACCCTGCCTTGATCGACACGGCGTATCTGAAGTCGGTTGCTGGCGATAAAGCTGAGCAAGCAGAGAAGGTTGCCCGTACCCTGGTGCAGACCATCAGCAACAAGGCTGCGGAAGTGGAGCAGCAGGTGTTCGCGCTTGCTGGTGGAGAGGCTCAATGGGATGCAGCGGTTACGGCGTTCAATCAAGTAGCTCCGCGTGAGCTGAAGCTTGCCGTTGCTCAGATGCTGAACACCATTGACCCTGAGATGGTGCAAGCAGGGGCTAAGCTGATTGTGCAGTTCAGCCAGCTCTCTGGCGCTGTACCGCAGCAGGGTACGCCATATGCTCCGGCCATGCCTGTTACCCAGGCTCAAAATGCGCTCACCAAGGAGCAGTTCAAACAGGAGGTAGCTAAGCTCAATCCGAATGACCCGAACTATGCACAGCTCTACCAAGAGCTGTACAACCGCAGAGCGCTCGGTAAGCGTCTCGGTATGTAAGAAGTGTTCCCCGCGCACGCGGGGATGAACCGGAACTACGCTGTATGTTACGCACATGCCTTGTGTGTTCCCCGCATGCGCGGGGATGAACCGGAGAGCGGCATGCCCTCGAAAAAGCGCACTGGAATCCTTCGCAAACGAGGCAGGAGCAAACAATGAATCTGTCTTGGGACGAGACCTTTATCGAGCTGGCCCTGGTAATCGCTCGACGTAGCAAAGACCCGAGTAGCAAAGTAGGGGCTTGCATCGTTGATGCGAACAAGAGAATCATCTCGCTTGGGTACAATGGTTATCCCAGTGGGATTGATGATACAGCTTGCACGGATACCCGAGAGGTCAAGCTGTATAAGACGCTGCATGCAGAGGAAAATGCCATTCTGTTTGCGCAGCGTAACCTGCACGGAACTACGCTGTACGTTACGCACATGCCTTGTCCTAGGTGTGCTGCGAAGATCGTACAGGTAGGTATTCGCTCTGTCGTATTCCTGCCGCAAGCCTCTTTTGAAGAACGGTGGGCAAACGAATTGCGAGTAACCCGAGAAATCTTTGACCAAGCTAAGGTGGCATATCGCTACCTAATTCTCTAAGGAGAACAACATGCCCAATACTGTATGGCAACCCGCACTCGCACGTCCGCATTGGGCTGGTGCTAATGCTGACGTTGATATTCATCTGGAGGCTTACGAGGGCGACATCGAGGGTTCTTTCCGAGTGGAAAGCCTCTTTCGCTCCAATGGCCTGACGAACTTCAAGCAAGTCCAAGGCAAGACCAATACCTGGCGCGGTGATCGCATTGGTGGCGCTGTTGTCAAGGGGCGCAAGAGCGGTGAGGCTCTGGAACCCACGCGGATCGTGAATGAGAAATTCGTGATCACCGTGGATACCACCTCGTATATCCGCACCCCGATCGACTACAACGACGATTGGACTGCCCCGGACTTCCGTGCTGAATACAGCGCGGAGCACGGTTCTGCGCATGCCAAAGCGTTCGACCAAGCGCATCTCATCCAGCTCATCAAGGCTGGGCAATGGCAAGCCCCCGCGTCTCTGGCAGCCTCTGGTGCGTTCTACAACGGTATCTGGAAGTCCCTGGCCACCGAGTACGGCACTAGCTGGGGCGGTAGCGTTGAGCAGAAAGCTGAGGCTCTGGTGCAAGCGCACAAGGACGTCATTGCGGAGTTCATCAAGCGCGACCTCGGTGGCGCTCTGAATGAATTCGCTACGCTGGTGTCTCCCGATACGTTCAACCTGCTGCTTGAGCACAACAAGCTCATGAACGTGGAGTTCCAAGGCTCTGATGCGATGAACAACTACGCACAGCGCCGCATCGCGTGGGTGAATGGTCTGCGCATCATCGAGACCCCGCGATTCCCCACTGCTGCTATCACCGGGCACTTCCTCGGTACTGCGTACGACATAAACGCTAACGAGGCTACTGCCCGGATGATCATCTTCCATCCGCGCAAGACCCTCGTTACCGTTGAGGCACAAGGGATGACTGTCCGAGTATGGGACGACAAGGAGAACTTCGCGAACGTACTCGACAGCTACACCATGTACAACGTAGGGGTCAAGCGTGGCGATGCCGTAGCGGTTATCGCTGAGGCTGCGCCTACTACTACTCCGTGATGTAACTCCGTGATGTAGCAAGGGGACCTAGGGGCTGAGGATACTCGCTCTTAGGTCCCCTTTTTGATGACATTTACATAAAGAGGGGATTATGAGACTTCTGGACGCTATCAACATGGTGCTGCCAAGGCTCGGTGAGAGG